GTTGTACTGAAAGGTTGCAACCTGGACAGCGTTTCTGCGGCGCAGTTTGACGCCACCAGCGACGACAGGCTGGAGGAAGAGCTGCCGTTTACGTTTAACGATTATGACATTCTTGAATCGTTCAACCCCATCACGGGCGCCTAATACGGTAGCATTTGTTCATGTATTGCGGTATTTTCATCATGTTATCGTAAGAATGAAAAAGAGGGGTTCGGCCAACCCCGCTCCCGTACAGCATCTTGGGGTGGGCACCCTCCGGGAACAGGAAAAAGTAACCCGTCAGGCCGTCAACCTGCGGCGGGTTACTTCCGTTTTTTTATATATCAACAGCGCCGGAAGGCTTCCGAAAGCTGCCGGAACCATATCCGTTTGGAAAGTATCCGTCGTCCAACCCTCCTTTTCCGAGGGCGCCTTCACCGCAAGTTGTGCCATATGAAGCCAAAGATATCAACCGAAACTTATCAACTAAAATTTCCTTTCAAGGTGTTTTTTTGATTTCAAGGAGGATGAAAACATATGAGTACGCTGAAAGCTTTTTTCGCTCAAAACGTTCCATCCGATATTGTTGAGGAATTTGTTGTTTCCGAGCGGTTCAAGGATGAAAACGGAAAACCGATCCCGTGGAAGATTCGCACTCTTTCAGAGGCCGAAAACGAAGACATCCGCAAAGCCTCAACCCAATATGTGAAAGGAAAAAGCGGCCAGCGGATCCCGGAAACGAAACCCGAAGTCTATCTGGCTAAAATTGCTGTTGCGAGCGTTGTGTTCCCGGATTTAAAAGACGCAGAATTGCAAAAATCTTACAACGTGATCGGCGCTGAGGAACTGTTGAAAAAAATGCTCCTGGCCGGCGAGTATGCGGCGCTGATTCAGAAGGTTCAGGAAATTAACGGTTTTGATCGCGACATTAACGAACTCGTAGATGAGGTAAAAAACTGATTCGGGAGGGCGACGGTGAGTGGAACTATGCTTACTACGCCCTCCACAAACTACGCATAATGCCGTGGGAGTTCGCGGAACTGAACGTCAGGCAGAAAGCGGCTCTATTCGCATTGATCGATGAAAGGATTGACGCGGAAAAAAAAGCGGCTTCGAAGGCTAAATTGAAACGGAAATAACTTCCTTGCGTAAAAATGTGGTAGAATAGAAAAGGAAAAATTGTCCAAAGGCAGGGAGGATACCTTATGAAAAAATGGATTGCAGGATTCATAGTGGGAATTGTTTTGTGCTTATCTTCAACAGCGTTTGCTGCAGCTACGAAACAGTTTATTGTAACTGAAGCGCCTTATCCGATTTTTGTAAATGGGGTGGAGTACAAAGACAAAGAACTGCCCATTTTGAATTATGAAGGAAGCACATATATACCATTGGCTAAAATAGGGGATTTATTAGGCGTTGAATATCGTTGGAACGATGCAAAGAAACGGGTTGAAATTGGTAAAAATCCTGACAACAGCGATACCAGTAACGCAAGTAGCGCAGGAAATGGGACTGGAAACGGGAGTATTGCAAGTAGAGAATTGGTAGAGCGTGAACTTATAAAACAATTTCAGGAAAATTTAAAAATTGAAATTATTGATGAGGATCCAAATAAAAAAGAGGAACAAGAAGTACGGAAGGCACCTGAAGATTTTTTAAAACTCAATGAGGATTCCATGAGAATCACTGAAGAATGGATTAGTTCCGATACTCTCTATATCAAAGCAAACATCCATATAACTATCGGTGACAGTAAAGATCAAAGCGCATTCTTTGATACCGAGTCACAAAAGAAAGTGTATGAAATAACTTGGCCTGAACATTGGAGCGATAAATCCGATCAACCTGAAACAATAATAAACGGAATTAGAGTCAAGAGATACGACAATGTTGATTATTTCAATGTTGAGGATTTAAGAAAGTTAAAAATTATTCCTGAAAATTAGCTGATTGAAAAATTAGCTGATTGAAGCGCCCAAACAGGCGCTTTTTTTATGAAAGACGGTGAGATAATGGCAACTGTTTCTGACACCTTGAAAATGTTCGATCAAGGTTGGAATGTCCCGCATTCGATGGACATTTTTCAAACGAGCGGAGTGGAGCGAATGAGCCAAGAAATAGAGTCGGCTAAAAGAATGCTGCAGGATATGCAGGCGGTGCAAAAACAAATGGCTGCTGCTGATATGGAATTTTTACCGCCAAATGCTGCTGCCGATATTATGTCATTAAATCAACGAGTCATACAATTGGGAGAGTTGTTTGAAAAAGCGGTGGCAGAAAAAGAAAAACTGGCGGAAAAAGCGGATCCATCCGCCATCTCTCGCATGAATTCGGCTATAGAAGATATTCGGAGAAAGTTGCATCAAGCCGTACAAGAACAGAATAAATTGAATGATGCTATGAAAAGCGGCGACCTCGGCAGTGCGAATGATGCTTATCGAAAATTAATCCGACAAATTGAAAAGGTAGAGGTCGGGATTCGCGACAATATACAAGAACAGGAAGGGTTCAATCTCTCGACACAAAACGTGAATTCAAACGGCAAAGGATTCCTTTCAAGAATCAAGCGTGTAGGTGCAGGTTTGTTTTCTGCTTATGTAAATGCCCAAAGTTTGCAAGCAGCGATCAGCGCTTCGGACACTTACATGTCTACTCAGGCGCGTTTGGGTTTGATCGTTGATGAAGGTCAAACAGTCGAACAGCTTCAAAACCGTATTTTCGCTGCGGCACAACGGGCGCGTGGCGATTTTGTGTCGATGGCCAACAATGTCAGTGAGCTTGGTCTTCTGGCTGGTGACGCTTTTTCAAACACGAACGAGATCGTCGCTTTTGCTGAATTAATGCAAAAATCGTTCCAAATCGGCGGGTCATCGGTTGAGGAGCAAATCTCCGGTATGCATCAGCTTACGCAAGCGATGGCCGCAGGCAAGTTGCAGGGCGATGAATTCCAGTTAATTATGGAAAAGGCGCCGATGTTGGCTGACGCTATCGCCAAATTTACCGGTAAATCGAAAGGCGAATTAAAAGAAATGAGCGCTGAGGGAATGATCACAGCGGACATTATCAAGGGAGCACTTTTTGCGGCTGCCGATGACATCAATAAAAAGTTTGAAACCGTGCCGAAGACGTTTGGTGATGTGTCTCAACAGTTCAAAAACGACGCTTTCCGCGCGTTTGAAGGGGTATTTAAAAGATTGAATGAATGGTTAAATTCTGCGCAGGGATCCATGTTTGTTCAATCGCTGACTATTGCCTTACAATATGCGGCGGTGGCAGCGGATTGGTTGATTCGTGGATTACAATTTGGAATTCCTATTGTTATACAAGGATTTTTAATGGCGCTACAAGCCGTACAGAACCTGGGAATTATTATTGCAGGGTTGTCTCCAATTATTTTCGGCGTTATTGCCGCCTGGTTGACTTATCTTGCAATAACAAAGTCGTTGGTCTTATGGACGAGATTACAGACAATTGCTACCGCGGCATTAACAATAGTTCAAGAAGCACTTAACTTTGTCATGAAAATGAATCCAATTGTTCGCATAATCACAATCGTGATCGGGTTAATTACTGCATTTGCGGCTTTGATGGAAATGAGCAAAGGGTTAAAGCAAGTACTTTCTGATGTGTTTGGTTTCATCGTTGACATGGCAGAAAAAGCAATAAACTCAGTCATTTTAATTATTAATGAAGCTATTCGGGGCATTAACTCGGTAGCCGGATTCTTTGCCGATCTGCTAGGCGTGGAAGCTGTAAAAATCAAAGAGATTGCGTTTAAGGCTGATTTTCAAAAATTTAAGGAGAGCGGTCAGGATCTCATAGAAAATTTCAGTGAGGATAAGATAAAAGAAAAATTTGGACTTGATCGTTTCGAGGAAATGGACGCCGGAATGGATACTGACACTTTTGATTTCAGCCAATGGCAAACTAATTCCAACATCAACAAAGTCAACGAAGTCGGCAAAATCCGCGACACCGTGGACATCGGCAGCGAAGACCTGAAAATGATGCGCGAACTGGCCGAGATGAATTCCATTCAAAATTTTGTGACGCTCACGCCGACGGTGCAGGTAACAACCGGGCCGATCAGTAAAGAGGCGGATGTCGATAAGATTATCTCCCGTATTGAAACCGCGCTGACGGAACAAATCGCTTTTTCGGCGCAAGGAGTTTATGGGGTATGAAAAAAGATGGAAACCATAAAGATTGGAATTCAAGGTTCCGATATCAAGCAAGGGTTGGTTGAACAAGGGCGGATTGGCAAGTTTGACAATTTCCAATATTTCACAGTAGAGTGGTTTATTTTTTCTCAAGGAAAGGAGGAACGAAAGTATAATGTCCTATTACATGGAACTAAGCTTCAACAACCGCGAACAGTGGTTCGAGGTTCCCATATTGCCCCAGTCCATCGAAATCAGTGACGGCGGAAATGGGACGGAATACGATGTTTACGGGCTCGGTATTGTCAATGCAATTGAAAAACCTAAACTGACGACTTTTTCGTTCAGCAGCTTGTTCCCGGGACAGGCGTATCCTTTCGTAACCGCAAAATCCTTGCTGTCTCCCATTGAATATGTGGAATATCTAAGGGATTGGATGGAAACGAAACGCCCGATCCGCTTCATCCTGACATCGGCCTACTATGATATCAACACGCCGGCGAGCATTGACAGTTTTGAATGGAAAGAGTCTGGGGGTGCACCGGGCGACATTCAATATACGTTGAAACTGAAACAATATCGGTTTTATGCCGCAAGACGTTTGGATATCGAGCGAACCGAAGACGGCAGAATCGCTTCGCTCAAATCTCAGCCGCCTCGTTTGGATGACCGGGCACCGCTTAAAATTTACACTGTTCAACCGGACGACAACTTGTGGAAAATATCGAAGAAAGTATTCGGGACAGATACGCGGATGAGAGATATTCAAACATACAACGGATTAACGGATGCACAAGTGAAGCAGTTAAAACCCGGAACAGTCCTGCGTATACCAATGGAAAGCGGTGACGCCATTGCTTGAGATCCTCATCGATAACAAAGATGGCTACGTGTGGAACGTATCCGAGATCGCTACCGACCTTTCCTGGACAACAACCCGCGTTGGACGGCCGGCGAGCGTCGATTTTACGATCCTGAACAGCGGCCTCTACCAGAATCGTTCATTCACGATCCGGAACGGCGACATCGTTCGAATACGGAAAGACGATGTTAACATGTTCTACGGGTACGTGTTCAGCCTCAGGACAAACCGGGACGCCGAGATCAGCGTCAAGGCATACGATCAGGTACGGTACCTGCAGAACAAGGACACTTATGTATTTAAAAATGTCACGACAGGGGAAGTGATCCGGCAGATTGCCGAAGACTTTGGTTTGAAAGTCGGCCGTATCGATGATACCGGCTACAGGATCCCGTCGATGGTTGAGGATGGGCAGACGTTGCTGGACATTATCGAGAAGGCAAACACGCTCACCATGGTGAACACCAACCGGTTCTATGTATTTTTTGATGACTTTGGGGAGCTGTCTCTTCGAAATGTGAACGACTTTCTGGCCGGTTTTTATATTGGCGATGAAAGTCTGATGACGGATTTCGAACTTAATCGCGATATCGACCAGGACACCTACAACCGGATTAAGTTGTACCGGGATAACCAAGAGACCGGGAAGCGTGAACTGTATGTTGAACAGGATAGCGCGAATATCGCCCGGTGGGGAGTGTTGCAGTTGTATCAGTCTGTAAATGAAAATATGAACGACGCGCAAATCAACGAGCTTCTGACACAGTTATCCCAACTCCATAATCGGGAGCGGCGCTCGCTTAAAATCGACGCAATCGGAGACATCCGGGTCCGTGCCGGGATGTACTTGCCCATCATCATCGAGTCGCTCAATATAAACCAACCCATGATGGTGGACGAGGCGAAACACCGGTTCGACGGGGAAGAACATGCGATGTCGCTCACACTGAAGGTGATTTAACATGATTAACGCTATACGATTAGCCGCCCTTTCGGCCATGGAGGCAGGAAATCCGGTAGCCGTGATGTTCGGGATTGTAACAAAGACGAATCCGCTCGAGGTGAACGTGGACCAACGTTTCACACTCGACGCGGATTTTTTGATGGTGCCGGAGTCACTCACACGGCTGGAGATTGATTTGCGACATAATCACACCATTTCAAGCGACACGACAGACAACGCGCTGACCGAACCGATCGTCATTCGCCGTGGTCTCGAGGCAGGGGACCGCGTTGTATTACTCCGAATGCAGGGCGGGCAGAAATATTTGATCCTGGGTAAGGTGGTGGGCTCATGATTCCGGTAGGCGGGCAGATCAGTCGACAGAATCCTCCGACCATCGAACAGCCTTCCCGTACATGGAAGCTCGATTTCGACCGCGGACGAGTGACGGGAATGATGGATGGACTCGATGCGGTCCGGCAGGCGGTGTTCAAAATACTGAAGACCGAACGTTTTCGATATCTCATTTACAGTTCGGATTATGGAGCGGAGTTCAATGGGCTTATCGGCCAGGATCCAGCTCTCGTCCGGTCCGAACTGCGCCGCCGGATCCGTGAGGCGCTGACGCAGGACGACCGGATTGAGGATGTCACGGATGTTCAGATCGACATAGCCGGCGACAGCGCCACGGTCCGGTTCACCGTTGTGTCGACGTTCGGATCATTCCAGCAGGAGGTGACAACGAATGTATGAATCTCAGACGTTTGAGGCGATCTTGCAACGTATGCTGGCCCGGGTGCCGAACAGTATAGATAAGCGGCCAGGCTCGGTCATCTATGATGCCCTGGCGCCGGCGGCTGCGGAGCTGGCGCAGATGTATGCGGAGTTGGACATACTCATGCGGTTGACCTTTGCGGATACCGCAAGCGGCGAGTATCTCACCATGCGCGCAGCGGAAATCGGCGTCACACGAAAGTCGGCAACCAAAGCACGGAGGCGTGGGCTGTTTTATGACCGTAACAACTCGCCGATGGACGTACCGATCGGCTCACGATTCCGAATCGACGATGTGATTTTTCAAGTCATCGAAAAACAAACTGTTGGCGATGTTGTCCTCGAATGCGAAACGGCAGGCGAGGCGGGGAACGCTCCCAGCGGCGATATGCTTCCAATCGGTAACATCCCCGGTCTTGGAAAAGCCGTTGTGACCGAGATCATTGAACATGGTGCAGAAGAAGAGGATGACGAGAGTTTGCGAAATAGGTATTTTGATAACTTGCGCGGGCAAGCTTTTGGCGGTAACATCGCGGATTACCGGCAGAAGACACTCGCAATCGAGGGCGTAACGGCGGTTAAGGTTGATCCGGTATGGAACGGCCCGGGAACAGTTCGGCTCGTCATTCTTGGCGCCAATCACCTCCCCGCCGACACAGGACTGGTTGATCGGGTACAAAATGATATGGATCCGCCGCCGCAAGGTGAGGGATACGGGATCGCTCCAATCGGGCATGTTGTGACAGTTGAGAGCGCCAAGCCTGTCACGATCAACGTCGAAACGATGCTTCTCCTTGATACAGGGTTCACACACGAAAGCGTGCTTCCCGAGGTGCAGGCCAAGATCGAGGCTTACTTGGATGAACTGCGCAAATCGTGGCAAGACACAAGCCAAATCATCGTACGCGTCGCCCTTATTGACGCACGCATTTTAGACGTGCCTGGTGTGTTGGATGTGACCAGCACCAAGATAAACGATGCCGCCGCCAACGTCACGCTCGCCGACGACCAGGTGCCAGTGCTGGGGCAGGTGACGATCAATGCCTGATATACGTGAATATTGGCCGAAGTTTATTGAACAAATACGCGAGTTTGGATTGATTGGGGACGCGGAAAATGAGAAACTCGAAGCGCTCACACAAGAGATAGAGAACATCTTGGATGATCAATTTATCGAGACAGCGACCGAGCGCGGTATCGCACGACGCGAATCTATCCTTGGCATCGTGCCATATGGCGATGACACGCTTGAAACACGCCGATTTCGTGTCGCCGGGAAATGGCTCAACCGATTGCCATACACAATGAGGATGCTGGAAGAACGTCTGAACGTTATGCTCGGAGAAGGACACTACGTCATAGAATTGCACAAAGAACCATACATGCTGCGCGTGTTAATCGAGCTTGTTTCCAAACGTCAATTCGATGCAGCACAGGAAATGTTACGGGAAGTCGTGCCGGCCAATCTTCGTTTAATCGTCGAACTCAGGTACAACCAGCACTCGTCAGTCAGCCAATTTACGCATGGCCAGCTTTCGGCTTATACGCACAGGGAAATTAGAGAGGATGTGATTGCGTGAACACAACACCTAACCTGGGATTAAAAAAACCTGGACAATCCGATTTCTACAATAGTCGATGATTTTAACGCCAACGCCGACATTCTCGACACAGAAATAGCTCAGCTCAAAAACGATGTGATCGCTTCCGAGGCCAATATAAACGCCCACAAAACCGCGCCCATACTTGATCATCCTGATGGCAGCGTGACAACGCCAAAGATCGCCAACGGAGCCGTCACCTCCGCGAAACTGGCCAGTGGCGCAGCTACGGATACTGTGATCGGCAACCGCACCGCCGACCCGGCACAAGTACCGTCATCTAACGGTCCTGGAACGCTGACGCAATGGTTTTCGTGGATTGCGAACCGGATCAAGGCCATCCTGGGGACGACGAACTGGTGGGACGCCCCGCCGACAACGCTGACCGCGGCAAAATCGCACATCGACGATACCGTAAAGCATATTACCGCCGCGGAACGAACGACATGGAACGCGAAGGAAACACCTGCGGGGGCACAGGCGAAAGTAGACGCACACGCAAACGCAACCACCGGTGTCCACGGCGCAACTAGCGCGGCGACGGCGAATACCATCGTCCAGCGCGATTCTTCCGGTCGTTTCAAAGCCGCTACTCCCGCAGCAAACGATGATGTGGCGCGGAAAATCGACGTTGATAATGCGGTTGCGGCGCATGAAAATAAAAAAAATAATCCGCATAATGTAACGTCTGAGCAAGTAACCATAATTCCATACCGCGCAGCTACCGAAAGTGGAGACACCATTCCAAACGGTATAACCATCATGTACACACCAATAGGCGATTCACAAGGAATTGCTGATGGTTATCCTGCTAATATTGGCGTAATTGTTACGTTTAAATTTGGTGGATACAGAACTATTCAAATATTTTACGAAAGTTCTGCCGGCGGTCTCCTTAAAAGTTGGATGAGAAAATGGGTAACAGGGCAAGGTTGGTCGCAATTCGTCGAAAATTGGCACGACGGAAACCATGGTAGCACAGGCGATCCTCATACCCAATACGCTTTGAAAACCGTAGCTCAAATGCTGAAATTGACACAAGATGACGGGAAAGGACTTCGAATTTCTGGCTCAATTACAAAACTATCAGATGTCAGAACTCCCGGCATGTACTATATGACAACAACAGAGTCAAATACATTTACAGACCACCCCAGACCCGGAATCGCAGGATGGTATTTAATTGTAAGTCAAAATGCTACAGATGATGCTTGTGTACAGTTTTTAATACGAAATTCGGTGACTTATGAAATATACTATCGCGCATTGTACGGGACCGCTAATGGAACAATAGGTGATTGGGCAAAAATTCCTTTGTCAAATATCAACTACTCCAGTGGTACATTTGCGGAAATGAATATGGGAGATAATAACTGGGCGCGTGTGGCTGATATACGAGCTTCTTCCAAGCCCAGGATTACGTGGGAAAGATCAACGGCGAGAGACGCAGCCTTCTTGGTGTTCAATCAAAATACGCTTGCAAGTCTTTTTGAAGTACTTGATGACGGTACGAGTAAAACGGTTAAACTGCGGTTAAGTTCTACAACTGACGCTTCTGAAACAAGCACAAATCATGCATTCCAAATAGGGGCTGATAACGGACAAAATACGCGGATAGACACTAATGAAATTTTATTCGTAGACAATGGGGTTTTAGCAACCGGATATATTCAAGGTAACCAAGTGACGTTAGCAAACAGTTTGCGTGGCAATGATGGAGGTATACCACAGGCAAATGTAAATGGATGGAAAAACATTGCTACAACTTCCGCAAGCACAGGGACACATATAAACATATCCTCATCTGCGCCCTCCGGTGGAACGGATGGCGACATTTGGATCCAATATTGACGAGGGAGGGGGTGGCATATGCCGCTCAGCGTAAGAGCAAGTGGCTCATGGAGGCAAGCGAGAAACGTCTTCGTTCGTGTAAGCGGCACATGGAGACAAGCCAAATCCGTTTTTGTACGGCAGGGAGGAACGTGGCGGGAAATATGGACATCCATCGTCCGGGCAACGAGGGGACTTATGCTTGGAACAAATTCCACTTGGACCAAATACAGCAATCATGTGGAATTGTACGCGCAGGACACTACTTGGGACGGCGGTGGCTTGTCCACGCTTGTAACAACCATACCCGTAGATTTAACAGGAGTTACAAACGTACAGATTGATTGGGAAAGTGAAAAAAATTCAACGACAGAATCCGACGCTATATTCATTGTTTCCACTTCTCAAATGGGAGGGGGCAACACTTATAACGCTCGATGGTATTCAGGGCAACCATTCAGCAGACAAATCACCTCGTTGAACGTCAGTTCTCTAAGCGGACTTTATTATATTAGAGCGCACGCAAGTACAAATGCGGGACCAGGGCAACAATGGACGAGAGTCCGCGTGTATAGGTTATTGCTGGATGGACAAGAGATATGGAACGCGAGTTCACCGGGCTCCACGGTATAACAAATCAAAGGAGGGCTGGGGATGTACTATTTGGAATACGAATTGGAAACAGGGTTGGTTGTTGCAATTCATCGTGATGAAGTAACACCACAGGAGGGGTATGGAATTGCGAAGACCGATTCCTATCAACCGGGGGATGAATTTGAACATTCGATTTACGTATTGGAGGTCAGCGAAGACGGATTTTTGCTCACCCATTCATCTATAAAAAACAACCCGAACGCAAAGAGATTATTACAGGAAAACCAAGAATTACAAAGCGAAGTCGCCAGTCTATGGTATGACGCTATGATCAAGGAATCCCGTATCGCGGAAGCCGATCGAGAAATTGCCGATTTATGGTACGAAATCATGATGGGAGGCGTATGACATGTCGGCATGGTATGATCGAATCAAAAAGTTTTACGAACGCAAGCTTTGGACACTGGAACAAGTCAAAGACGGTGTCCGGACAGGAGTGATTACTGAGGCAGAGTACAAGGAAATCACGGGATTGGACTTTGAAGAAACTTCCGAATAGGAGGTTTTTTTATTTTGTTGGGGGTGTAACCGTGTCGGACCAGGAACTGGACAAACTGAACGAAATCGCCGTGAAAGTTGGCAGGATGGAAGAAAAACAGGAAGCGCAGGCAGAATCCATCAGTCGACTTGCAAACAGCATTGACAGGCTGATTGATAAACTTGATCAGTCCGACGACATCGCTCGGGAAGCAGATCAACGGGCTAAGAGCGCCCATAATCGAATAGATGAAGCGTACAAAAGGATGGACGGATTTGAAAATGACGTCAAGTGGTTGTGGAGAACCATTATTGCCGCGATCATAACGGGCGTGATAAGCGGGGCAATCGCACTGCTCTGGAAATCCACAGGTTCATAATATAGTTTTGGAGAGTGATGAAAAGTGGACTGGAACGTTATTTTTCAACTCATCGATCCGCAACTGTTCATTGTCGTGGCGGCTTGCTGGTGTTTGGGTTACATGCTCAAAAAGACGCCGCGGATTCCGGATTGGACAATCGTATACCTGGTAACGGTGGCTGCTGTCATTCTTACGATTGGGTTGCTGGGGTTGTCCGTGCAATCCGTCATTCAGGGGGTGCTGTGCGGTGCGTTTGCGGTGTACGGGCACCAGTTAGTCAAACAGACCCGGGAGCGTGACGGGCAATGAAATTCATGATCGATCCCGGACATGGCGGCAAAGATCCGGGGGCTGTCGCCAATGGTCTGCGGGAAAAAGATCTGACGCTTACACTGGCGCTGCGGATCGGCGAACTGCTTATGCGCCGCGGCGCCGAAGTGTATTTCACGCGCGCGACGGACGTCTTCGTCGAGTTATCTGAACGGGCTCGCATGGCGAACGTTGCCGGCGTTGACTATTTCCTCTCGATCCATATCAACGCCGGCGGAGGCAGTGGCTTTGAGTCTTACACATATACGGGGACCGGAGGGGCGACAGTTGAATATCAGAACGTGATTCATAGAAATGTTGCCCCTGTGTTTACCGCGACGGGCATGCCGGATCGCGGTCAAAAGCAAGCGAATTTTGCCGTGTTGCGCGAAACGAAAATGCCGGCGATTTTGCTGGAGTATGGCTTCATCGACCATCCACGGGATGCGGCGTTGCTGCGTGATTCGGCGTTTCTGGATCGTCTCGCACAGGTAACGGCGGACGGCGTAGGGGAGGCGTTCGGGCTGCGGCAACCGGCTGGAACCGGTTCTGCACCAGCTGAGGAGGTGTCAGACTGGGCGCGTGAGGCTCGTGAGTGGGTTATCGCTCAGGGTATTTCGGATGGTACGCGGCCGAAAGACCCGGTCACGCGGGAAGAAGTATGGACGATGCTGTGGAGGATGAATGGCGGAAAATGAACGAATCCCCACCGGGTTAAGGCTCGGTGGGGAGTGAATAGTTTATGGGAAGGATGATTTTTATGCATATCGAGGAAAGAATTAAAAAGCGGGGGTTTATTGTTTGACGCTACTCATCCCAAAAACAGCACGGTTACGGACCAAAAACCAAGGTTCCCCAAATGTAATAAATAGGAGGAAAAAATAGAATGACGATTGCCAAATTACCATAAAATCCAATTTTGCCTACATATTCAGTCACTGAACCTTCTGTTTTCAGTTTCATCCATTTTCCCATAACGCTGACAATTGCACCCAAAATACCAAGTCCATAAAAAATCAGATATGGCGAGTCAAATATAGAAACTTCAAGAAAATTGCAGACAATAGAAAGTAATAAAAGAAAAAAAGCTAACCAGTTGTACGTCTTCCATAGTGCATTTTTCAT